GCTACTGGGTCACCGAAATGCATGTCGATGGTTTCCGATTCGATCTTGCGGCCACGCTGGCCCGCCAGTTCCAGGAAGTCGACAAGCTGTCCGCCTTCTTCGACATCGTCGAACAGGATCCGGTCATCTCCCGTGTCAAGCTCATCGCCGAACCTTGGGATTTGGGTTCCGGCGGCTATCAGGTGGGCGGCTTCCCGTCCAGCTGGTCCGAATGGAACGGCCGCTACCGTGATTGCGTGCGTGACTTCTGGCGTTCGCAACCATCGACGCTACCGGAATTCGCCAGCCGTCTGATGGGCAGCTCCGACCTGTATCAGATGAACGGCCGCCGTCCGGTGGCTTCCGTGAACTTCATCACCGCACATGATGGCTTCACCATGAACGATTTGGTGAGCTACAACGAGAAGCATAACGATGCCAACGGCGAAGGCAATAGGGATGGCGAAAGCAACAACCGTTCCTGGAACTGCGGTGTCGAAGGCCCGACCACCATCAAGGACGTCAACGACCTGCGGCAACAGCAGATGCGCAACATGTTCGCGACGCTGCTGTGCAGTCAGGGCATTCCGATGATCTGCGGCGGCGATGAGGTGGCACGCACGCAACAGGGCAACAACAATGCCTATTGCCAGGACAACGCCATTTCATGGACCAATTGGGATCTTGACGATAGTCAGAAGGATCTGCTTGAGTTCGTTTCGAAGCTGATTCATCTGCGACTCGAGCACCCGGTGCTTCACCGTCGTCGTTTCTTCACCGGCCGCGAGCCAGGAGACCCGGACGATAAGATTCCGCAGGTCGAATGGATGGACCACACCGGTTCCATCATGGACATGGAAGATTGGTCCAATACCCACGCGTTCTCGGTGATGATCTATCTGAACGGTTCCGATATTCCGGAAGCCGACTGGTATGGCAACCAGATGGTGGACAATAACTTCATCCTGATTTTCAACGCGCATTACGAGCCGATTATGTTCACCTTGCCGGACGAGCGGTATGGCAAGAAATGGCGTCTGGTCGTCGACACGCATAATCCGAAGGGTCCGGAACTCAACTATGAGGCCGGCTTCGCGATCACGGCGCAGTCGAGAAGCTTCCTGTTGCTGATGAGCGATAGAAAGCCCACCACAAAGAACTACGATTTCTGATAGCCATGAGAACAGGCGAGGTGCCATCCGTACGGGTGACACCTCGCCGTATTGTTTGTGGACTGTGCTCGTGAACCGTTACGAGAATTAGACTTCCGACGAGAGTCGGGAAACGGTTCCAGGAACGGTTTCGCTGACCTCCGCAAGATCCTCGACGGATTCTGGCCGCTTGGTTTGCGCCAGAATAAGCTGCGTCTGCACACGATCGGATTCGATGGCCGCAATCTGCCGTGAAAAGATGATGAACCAGCCCAGAAACATCATGCCGGCAAGAGCCTCGACGTTCGTCAACGTGTTACGCCCCGCCAACCACTGGAACCCGGCAAGAGCCCCGATCACGATAGCTAGGTCTGAAATCACATATACTACTTTTGAAAGCTGCGGGGCCAGCCAAGGCAGCGCGATCATCAGCACGCTCATCAGGCAGGGAAGACCGCGGGCGAATACGTTGTGCAGAATCGGATGCGGCGTGTAACGGAACATGCCGATGCCGATGAAGGCGATGCCTGCGAGCGTCAGCATGGTCGATAGCAGAAGAATCCGCGCCTTGAAGTGTTTGGGAGCTTCTTTTTCATCGCTTGCAGACAGATACTGCATCTGCAGACGGTGCGTGGTGATGAGCTCCGAAATCGCGAAATAGCTGATGATGACGATGCAGACGCCGGCCAACATCAATGTCGAATTGAACATACGAGCAGCAAAAGTGGTTCGATCGCCCAATTGGGAGAAATTGTTGTTGTACCAGTATGGATCATCGGACGTCAATCCTGCGATGCTGACACCGGAAACCACGAAGAACGGCAACAAGGATGCGATGGTCTTGGCATTCATGAGTTCCGCCTGTACGAACGTGACATAGCCTACGACCCCCGAGATCGCGGCGCAGAGCGCAGTCAGATAGCCTTTTAACGTGCGCAACCCCATCATGTTGCTGGCAATGGAAAGCAGCATGAACGCCGTGACGAAAATGGTCGACGCGTAGACCACGGACAAAGCGAGTATCTCGAAGATACGGCGAATAGGAATGGTCCAGCCATGTTTCAACGTCATCGACCTGGAGTTGCGCGCATACCCCAAGGTGAACGAGATGACTCCACATCCCGCGGTGATTCCGGCACACACGGTGAACAGGCGTTGGGTGACACGCCAGATGGCGGGAGCGAATTGCAGATATAGGTCCATGGCGATCCATGCAAGAGTGGCGCATGCCATGAAGGAAATGATGCCTGAAGCCTCGGCTTGCTGATGACGTCCCATGCGCGTTCCCTCCAGTATTTGCCATTCTAGCCTGTCGTTGTCCTACCATACGCTACAATGGAAACTCGTGTTCACCTGCCACGTGCGGGAGTGCATGAACGGGCTGTAGCGCAGTTTGGTAGCGCGTCTGCTTTGGGAGCAGAATGTCGCAGGTTCAAATCCTGTCAGCCCGACCGGAAGCCTTGGAAGCATTATGTTTCCAAGGCTTTATCTTTTCTTGGCCGTAGGCTATCGACACGATTCGACACGATGACCGCGCAACCTCCGCGTCTAGACGGTCTTCAACTGTTCAGCGCGCAGCTCGCCAATCGCGTCCGCCACATCGTCCAATCGTTCCGGCCAGAGAGCCGTGTATGTGTTCAGCGTGATGCTGGGTGAGGAGTGGCCGAGCTGCATCTGTAGGGTCTTCACATCCGCGCCTTGAGCAATCGCAAAGCTCGCATAGCTATGCCTCAAACTATGGATGGTCACGCCCTCGTCCTCCATGCCGGCCAGTCGGACGGCCTTTCGCCAGACACGCGTCCGCCACGTGTTCGTCCACAGGTTCCCGCCTCTTGCCGCGCGGAACAGCCAGTCGTCGTCGCCCATGCCCTCCATCTGCCGTTCGATGGACGGTATAAGGAATCTGGGTATGGCGATGCTGCGCGGTTTGCCGTTCTTCGGCGTGCCCAGCACAAGCCTGCCTTTGCCGTCGTCGGTCCAAGTGCGGCGGATGCGCGCCCTGCGTGATTCCACATCCACGTCGCCGCATTTGAGTGCCAGCGTCTCGCCAATGCGGGCACCGGTGTATGCCTGCCAGCGGACGATCAGCCCGTCTACCGGCCGTCCTGCCCGTTCGGCCATGCCGGCCAGCAACTCCACCTCCTCGACGGTAAGGAACACCATGTCGTCATCGGATTGCGTGATGCGCGGCACGGTGACCTTTTCAATGGGGTTCTCTCCGATCCAGCCGTGCTCCAAAGCGAATTCCATGACACCGCCCATGACGACCTTGACGATGTTGCGGATGCTGCGTGGACTCAATGGCTTCGATTCGCGATCGTCCTGCAGTTCGGCGGGATACCCGCCTTCGGTGAGCTGCGTGACCCACTGTTGCAGTTCGTCGCGTTGGATTTCCCTCAGTGTGCGATTGCCCCACTTGGGGTTGATATAAACGCGCAATTCGCGGCGGTATCTGCCCAAAGTGCCCTGTTTGATATCCATCTTGCCGTCCGTCCATTCGGAGGCAACGTCCCGGAAGATGCGTAGTTCCTGCTGCGGGTCGCGGTATTTGCCGCGTCTGATGTCGTCCTCGATGGCCGCTGCGTATTCCTCAGCGTCACGGAGCTTGGCGAAGTTCCGTGATTTCTGGACGCGTTTGCCGTCTCGAAGCGTGTACCAGTGTACCAGCGGCATCTCCACCGTGAGCCTTGGCCGTACAGCGCGGACCGCCATTTGCCGGGCACATTGGCTTTCATCGGATCCTTCGCATTGGCCAGCGACTGTTTCGCGGCCCTGCTGGGCGGGTTGCCGTCCTCGTCGTTTTTGAGCCATCTGTCGTCTACGAACGCTCTGGCCATGGTTGTCTCTTTCCGAGGATCCGCGCTACACTGTGCGTGGAACCTCATTTTGGTGAAAACGGAAATGCTGATTGTTGGTTCCTTGGGTTCCGTCCGACTGTGTTCGGGCGGGACCCTTTTTTGTTTCCCGTCGCGGTATGTGGACGCTGAACTTCTTTTATTGCACGCACACGCCGGAATCGTACAACAGCTGCCGATAGTCCGACAGTACTTGGATGGTGACGCCCAATTCCACGGCCATCATCCACGTATTGCCTTCGTATATCTGCTCCACCATGCCATAGTCCACGGGACTGATCAACGCCAGCGCGGTCTCCCTGCGACACCGGCGCTCGCACTTCAACCCGTATTGGCTACCACAGCCTGGATCGTGGTGTTTCGCGTGGATGAGCTCATGGCACAGCGTGCAACGGCGCTGGCGCTGGTTGAGCCAGTCGGCCAGCAGAATGAGTTTGTGTCGATCGTCGTATAGGCCGCATATGTCACGGGGAAGGTCGCGTGACATGACTGACAGACCCATGGATTCCGCGTTCCGGTGAAGCTCCGCGATGATCTTGTTATCCACATTCCTCTCTTCCGGAAGTATTGTTTTTCGAGAAGTACTTTTTTGCTGTTTGTCAAGTTCTGCTTGACAGTTGGAGTGTCGTATGTGATGCTTGAATCAGCTCATCTACCGAGTTGTAGAAGGAGTCTCCAGGGTCGCTGCGGCGGCCCTTGCTTTTTATTGAACGCAATTCCCGTTCAAACTTGACTGATCATATTCTTTCAGAAGTTTGTTGAAGCTATGATCATGGTCGACGTAGTAGGCGGTGACCAACATGCAGTAGCCTCTGTCCTTATGTGGTTCCAGCACGACTAGATACCGTTCTGATTCAATGAGGATATATAACCTATCGCGGCCATGCTTATGCTTCCTCCAGATTAATGGCGCATCACATACCTCATAATGGCATTGCGGACAATCCTTTGCGTTGTCAATCGTCTTCCGTGGAAACCTGATCCGCTCACATCTGCGCAGATCGACATTCCTCTCGCCGGTTGTGTAGTCTTCGACGCTGGTGATGTGGAAAAACCCAGCCCATTTTCCGTCGGTCTCCTCTTTCTGGCGGCGTACGGAAACTCTGAGGCCGTCGAATGATGGATGTGAATCTATGAAGTCATGTCTGAAGATTGCATAAATCCTATCCTCATATACGGCAAAGTCTTCTATCGGGGATTTGGTTACGAGCTCCGGTGTCCAATGCGGTGTCATGCGTTCCGTCCTTCCCAGACGAAGATGTTGAACTTGCGCGTGCCCAAGGTCGTTGACTGGGTGAGTCGGAGCTTTGATCTCATGCGTATGTAGTCGATGATTTCAGCTTTCGCGCCTGATGGTTGGGGGATGGTCGTCCGGTTCGCCCTGCATACGGCTCCGTTGATCACGTCGGTGATTTGCATCATTTGCACTTCGTCTGAACGGATTGGTTGCACTTTCTTGATGCATTCGTGGTTGAAGTCGTAGTGGCTGTTTGCTAGCACTTCCTCCAGTTTCTCGGTACGTTGCGCGGAGTGCGTGTCCTTGATGTCCACGTACACGTTGTAGGTGTTCGTGGAATCGAACAGCCTGTTCAGCATGGTGAAATACATCTTGTAGTACCAATCGTTGTGTGACTGGGACCATGCCTCATGATTCAGACGTGTCTTCTTGGCCACCAGAACACGGAACCTCATGTCGTCATCCAGGAAGAAGCAGTTCAGCAAATCCTTGTACAGGTCGATTTTCGGCATGCTGGCCTTCGTCCACTTCACTTCCGTGCGTGCCTTGACACCGTAACGTGCCTTGATCTGGAGAATATTCTCTGTGATTTCCTGCCTTTTATCCTTGGGTATAATGAGGGCTCCAAGGACCATCACGTCGCTGTCGTCATGTTCCAGATGACAGCTTTCATCGCAATACAGGTTGTATTCGGTCATTCGTGTTCCTTTCAATCCATTAATCGTCCGGCGTTTCGGCTTCGAGGCGTGCGTTCGGATCCCTGTTGGCGGCCACGTCATAGTCTTCGGGGTGTGCGGCGATACGGTCGATGAGATCATCGGTGATCTGGTTTTGGCGCTCGCGGTATTCATCTGGTGTACCAAGTTCATCGAGCAGCCTTTTATACGAGGCGTCAATAACCGCTTTAGGGTCTGCCTCAATCAACTCGCACGTATTCAAGAACGCCTCAAGTGGCATGGACGGCTTCGCGTTGATCCATTTGGAATACCCACCCTTGGAATGTCCAAGGATCTCAGCGACTTTCGTCTGCGAAATGGAATGTTTTGCGAATTCACCTTTTAGCTCGAGCCCTACTAGCTGCGCAAAACGTCGGCTCCGATATTCTCTGTTATCACTCATGCAAGCATTATATTACTCGATTTGAGTAACGGCAATTCCGTATATAGTTATTTGTTATCCAAATGAGAAACGCCGAAGTTGACGGACTCTTATTTATGCCCTAATGTTACTCACATGAGAAACGTTAGTCTACAAACGTGGTTTGGTCACAACGCCGAAAAAATCATTAAAAACAAGGGTATGACAAAACGAGCCGTGTCGGAAAAATGCGGAATCCCATACAGCACACTCAACAGCATGCTGAAGGGATACCGAGCCGTGACGCTCGATACAGTCATCGCCCTGTCTGAAGCAACAGGAGAAGCGCCAAGCGCCTTCCTTCCGCCTCAATTCAAAGAACAGAATCAGGCGCTCGCCGACGCATGAATCGAAAGGAGAATCCGAAATGAGCATCAATATTCCGGCCGAGACACCGGACGAATCCACGAACCCGATCTCCGTTGAGGAGTTCGAACGCCTGCACCCGGCGATGCTGGGCGCGATAAGGAAAGCCGTCCGCGAGGAATTGGAACTCTCTCACGCGGACGGCCGAACGTCAGCTGATATTCAGCGCACGTTTGATCTTCAACTGGTCGTTCCGGATGTACCGCTGGTATTCGGCGATGCCCTGCACGGCATCGGCCAGCGACACGATGGCCTGCTGAATGTTTCCGGATTGTGCGTAGGCCTTCGCGTCATTAGCGGAATTCACTGGATCGCGTTGCATGTTATCACCTCCCTTCTTTGCGCGGGTCTGCTCATTCTCCCACTCGGCAGGAAGGCCCTCAAACGAAACACGTCGGAAAAGCAATCGGCGCTTACCAACGCATGAAAGGAGCAGGCGCGTGATGGATGACAAAGAGGTGTTCGCCGCATTGGCGGCGGCGTTGAAGCCGATGAACACAACGAAGGACATCGCGGACAACTGCGGCATCAAGGAAGGCACCCTGGCGTACTGGCGTAGCGCGGGCATCGGCCCGAAGTTCGTGAAGGTAGGACGAATCGTCATGTATCCGAAGGAGCAGATGATCGCCTATTTCGCGCAACACCTGTACCAGTGCACGGCCGAATACGAGGAAGAGGTAGGTGCGCGATGACCGACAACGACTGGCGTACCGATACCCCGTGGCCTGACCCATGGGAAGAAAAGGAGGACAAATGAACGCCATCCGCAAAGCCTGCGTCGAAGCGATATTCAGGGAATTTGAGGACCATGGCGACGCCATCCGTCCGGCCTATGCCGGCGGGTGGGATGACATCGAAGCAAGGCGTTCGCTCGGTCACATCGTCGGATACGTCGACCTCGACGTGGCCGACCTCGTGGACATCGTTATCGACACCATTAACAAGGAGCTGATGTGATGAAGGCCCTTGCCCACGTCATCCTGCACCAGCTGCTGTTCGCGGTGTGGTTGCTGGCCATGTGGGTGCTGTATTGCACGCCGGCG